CATTTATAACTCCCAGTACTCCATTAAATGCACTGATAATCGCATTGATCGGGATTCTTGCAATGTCGGCCAGACCTTGGAATACACCTTTAAAAATATCACGGATTCCTTCCCACGCTTTCTTCCAATCGCCAGAAAAAACACCATTGATAAATTTTACTACTCCTCTAAAAACAGTCTTGATATCTTCCCAGACATCCTTCACGCCTTTTAAGAAGGTATTAAGTGTTTTTCCTAATATTCCAAAGTTTTTTGACCAGTCCTTGTTAAATACTCCGTGTAACCATGTAGAAAATTCGGAAAATTTTGTTTTTACTTTCTCCCATTTTTCTTTCACGCAGTTCACTATAGCTTTCATCGCTTCTTTTATATTTTCTACCAAAGTGTGAAAGGCTACTACGGCACCATCTTTTAATGCAACTGTCTTAGCTACTACCCAGTCTCTTAACTGGGCGCATTTTTCTTTTACCGTATCCCAATTTTTCCACAGTAAAACTCCAACTGCAATAGCTGCTGCAATCGCAATTGTAAACGGTCCGCCTAATGCTCCCACTAAAGCTGAAATCCCAGCTTTTACCAAGCTCAATGCTCCAGCAGCGCTATGAATAGATCCAATAATATTAACCAGTGTGGTTATAAATCCTGCTGCCATTGATACAAATTCCGTAATTTTCCACGCTGCAAAAAAGGACGCAATAACAATTGCCACAGTCTGTATAATTTCAGGATTAGCAGAACACCAATCTGCAAACTTTTGTAGCACATTGTTAATTCCATCCCATACTGTCAGAAAAATTCCCCCTGTCCATTGTGCCAATGGTTGTAAAACACTGTCCCAAAACCATTGAAATAATGGTTGCAAGGCTGTTAATATACTGTTCACTATTTTAATGGCTGTGCTTAGTGTTGTTAAGAATCTTGGCACTACCTCATTTGCAGTCCATGTCCCCAGTGGTACCAGAACATTCTTCCAGAACCATAAGAGGCCTTCGCCTACATTAATGGCAAACGGTGTTAACGCTTTCCATAGATCATTTAAGGCTGCACGAATTTTATCAAAATTTACATTCATCAGCCCATCATTCAAGGCATTTATGAATTCAGGTAATCCTTTTCCCATTACCCACTTTCCAACCGGCACGAGAAAACCATTATAGAAATCTTTCAATGCTCCCCATGCGAAATTTCCAAGTCTTGAGAGTCCCTCATTATAAAGTTTCTTTAGCGCTTTTAATGTAGGTTCTACATATTTCAAAATGTTCTCAAACATTTTGGTAAATTTATCATTTACCTTGTCTGCAACTGTCTCGCCTTCTGCAAGATTTCCAAAATCAACAGTATCACCTAGACTGCCTGTTCCGGTACCTTTTTTGTTGTTAGTCGTTGTGGTGTCTGTTTTTTTATCCAGCTTATTAATCTGGTCGAATCCCATGAGGGATCTCAACTGTTTTGCAGCTTTTTTGGCGGCTGATCCTACATTATTTGTAGACTTGCTAAGATCATCTGCTGCCCCTGAGGCATTTTCAAGACCATCTTCTGCATCACCTGCCGTATTTGCCAAGTCTGATACAGGAGAAGCTACTGTACTTGATCCGCTGGACTTTTGCCCGGTTATCAGCTCTGTGAAGCTCTTGAATGCATTTGCCAATGTAGCAAGTTTTCCGATTAACGTATTAACTGTCTTGATAATTGGCGTAAACAGATTTATCAGTCCCTGTCCAATTGAGGCTTTCAGGGAATCAAACTGCAGTTGCAAAATACGTACCTGGTTTGCCCAGCTTCCAGAGGTTCTTGCAAAATCTCCTTGTGCTGCTAACAGCTGGTCCTGTACAAACGCATAGCGCAGAGCTACCTTTTCAGCTTCTGTCATCTTGGAAGTGGTCTTTCCAAAACCATTCGCCATTGCGTAACTGTCAAGGGCTGTCTGAGTCATTACGACTCCCAAATCTTTCAGGGACTCTGTTTCTCCGGTAAATACTGACTTGATCTTCGTATAAGCCTCATCCTGACTCAAATTATAGAAGGAAGCCACATCTCCTGCCAAACCGGTCAGTGTGGTGCCCATCTCATATGCCTGTTTCTCCGTGAAGCCAAAAGCCTTTGCCATTGCTCCAAAAGTACCTGTGTACCGCTTTGCCATAGTCTCTGACAACCCAAAGCTCTGCGCCGCACTTTTGGCAAATTCATCCACCTGCGCAGTCATATTGGGGAATGTAACGTCTACAACGTTCTGAACTTCTGCCAGATCAGAGCCAAGTTCCAGGCATTTCTTTCCAAAATCCACAATTTTGCTCACCGCAAACGCACCAGCTAATGCAGCACCAGCTTTTTTCGCGAGACCTGTGATTCCGGACATCTGAGACCTGAACTGGTTTTGATTTACTACCAGATCAAGTCCGATTTCGCCTATACTTGCAGCCATTTACTCACCTCCCAGTCCAGCCATACGCAAGAATCCCATTTTCATTGCATTCAACTGTGCATTCATCTGTTCTTTCGATATGTTATCGGCTATAAATTTTGCATGTCTGCCCTGCCATTCACTCCGGATCCTTTTCTCTTCCGGAGTAAAATGTTCAAGGATTTCCTTTCTATCCTCTGACCGGATAGAAACGATACGTCCCAATGCCGTATCCGGTCCTATTCCGATCATAAGATCTTTAAATTCATCCCACTGCATATCGTGTATCTCGTTTCTCAATCTCAGCCCATACTGCGATTGAAAAGATGATACGATCAGCCCGTAATCATCTATCAGGTCGTAGTATGGGTCTTCTCTTCCCCCTCATCTTCTTCCCCTGTGATCAGTTTCTGGGCCTCCATAACAACTACTGTCAGGTCTTTAAAGCTCAGCTTCATCTTTTCGACTTTTTCTCTGCTTTCTTCAGGGAACATCAGCTCATACAGATCGAGGATGTCTTTTGCAGTGGCATTATCTTCATTGAATTCTGCGTATTTTCCCATGATCTTAAGCATGGTGGAAGCGTCTGCATTTACTTCCAACTCTACGTTATTAATTACTAAGGAGGGATTCCCTCCCATTTCCAGTTTTTCTGTGATATCTACTTTTCTTCCCATCGTTCTCTCCTTATAATGCCGGCGTTACGGTTGGTTTTCCGTTACTGATCGCATCAAATTCCAGTGCTCCTACATTTGTGGACTCTCCACCTGCAACGTTCTTTACATCAAAGATTGCTGCTGTCCAGGAAACAGACGTGCCATCCGGCATTTCCCATTCAAAATACCCTTCTGCATCATGTCCGTTCTTGAACGCCTTACCTGCCACAAAATCATTTCCCGTGTCTCCGATATTTCTTTTTCCTGAAAGAGAGATTTTAATTGCTTTCGCTGTCATTAATCCTCTCTGCCAGCCTTCCGTATCCATTGGTGTCCATGTTTCCACGCCATTCGAAAACTCTACAGAAAATGTTTCCATATCTGCAATCGTTGTTGCGCTTTCCTTCGCTGTTCCGACTTTGAATTTATTGTCCAGTACTGGAAATACATTTGTTGCCTTTCCCATTTTTTCACCTCTTCGCATAAATAACAGCCGCTTCTATGACCATCTCACAGATACCAAAATCATCTGTCCCGATATCCTGCAGATCATAGAGCGGCTGTATGAATTTAATCGTCTCATTGTTTATTTTTATGTCTCTTGCTGTCCGGATTTTATCGAACAGGTCTGCTGCTACTGCTTCCGTCTCTCTTGCCGATTCATTCCAGTGAATCAATATGGTGATGTACTTTTCCCCATATCCTTCCGCAGAAACGCCTCCCAAAGCCATATGATAGGTATGCTGGTGCTTACTGTTGTAAACACCAACAGTTTCTTTCTGCTTATCAGGAAGTTTTGCCATATATACGCATTTGGATAAGCCAAGAGAAGCTATATAATCCCTGATATCTGCTAATGTCATATTCCTGCAAGCCTCCTGTATATCCGTTTGAAAGCATTTGCACAAAAATTTGCTTCTTTTCCTCCTGGCAGCCAGTCCTCATACCATTTTCCTTTTGCGTTCGGGTTTGCATCCGTGCTGAAATGGTATTCTGGATGAAAATATAATCTTCTGGCATATGGAGTGCTGGAAACAAGCGTTACCTTTCCCTGCCGGCTCTGGGAATAATCTACAAAGGTACTTTCATTCTGCAGATTACCAGTGTCTCTTGGGAATACCTGCGCCTGTACCACTTCTGTATGCAATGCTTCTGCAGTCTGTTCCAGAGCCGTAACCTGCGCCTGAGTGAGTTGCCTGATCTTTGGAAAATTCAGTTTAACTCTTGAATTAACATTTATCATATCAGCAATACCTCCGTATAGTTCACAGTTCCGTCAGGATTTCTGTTCTTTCGTGCTTCTTGAATATGTCTCGACTGTCCGAATACTACTGCAGTTCCTCCGGATATTACTGGCAGTTCCGGACAGATGTCTCCGGGAAACAATGCCATTCCCGTAATCTGGATCAGTTTCTTTTCTGTTGTAAATATTCGCTTCGCTTTATCCTGATAGTTACAGGTTCCAGAATAATGTATAGATTCCAATGGTTCTCCATATTCATTTAAGCCTTCCCTGTCAAATTCGCAGGTGATTTCTGTTTTGCATAGCCGTTTGGGAACCAAACATGGATATTTCATATTCTCACCTCGCTAACCGGCAGCATAAACCCGTCTGGCAGAGCAGAGCATATGTGTCACGTTTCATTGCCACGCCCTTGTCCGTCAGAACATTCCAGTTGCTGCCAAACTGTGCCGATACGCCATTAATGCTGTATGAACTCAATATACTGTTGATTTCATCTGCATTTTCATATTCAAATTCTGCCTGCTGGCATACCACCTCTTTGATGATCTCCTGCTGATATTCTGTAAGATTTGAAAAACCCTGGCTCACAATCCGGTTGTAAGTCAGGGTATCAATATGTCTGGAAGCCTGTATCAGTGCTTTTCTTTGTTCATCTTCTGGAATCAATGTGCCTGTATAGCATTCTTTATAATATTCTTCTGAAGCATATGGGCTGTACGGCATTTAAGCACCTGCTTTCTTTGTCTTTGGCTGTGCTTTCAGATTTTCGTTTTCCTCTTTCAGCTTCTCATTTTCTTCTTTCAGCTTCATGTAATTCTCATACGGGATAGTCTTGCCTTTTCCATATGCGATTATCTTTCCGTCTTCAAAGATATCGTATCCCTGAGACTGATAAGTATCCTTCTCTGCCTCTGTGATTGTATAAACCTTATTTCCTTTTTCTGCCGTCATATCATTCACCCGCCTTATTGACTGCAATACCACATGCTTTGTTCTCGATCAGGAACGTATCTGTATAATAGCGATTCTGGTATACATACTTATCTGCTGTACGGGAGTCGCTTCCTGGGGTGAACAGTTTCATGTACGCATATTTATCACGACTGATCACACAGGAAGGA